GCACTTGGTTCGTCCATCCGCATCCCCGGCCCTGACGCTGGTGACGAAGTGCTAGCTGAGTTCAATGACAAGCTGCAGTCCAAGGTGCCGGGTCTAATACGTATGCCAGATTTTGACGATCCTGCGCAGGCGGGTGAGTTTTATAGCAAAATGGGTCGTCCGGAGGATAAGGACGGTTATGTGTTTCCAGAAGTTGAGGGGATAGAATTGTCACCTGAACGTAAAGAACTTATTGGTGAAGTGGCTTTTGAAATTGGACTCACTAAGGATCAACATGCGGGCATGGTTGGGCGGATGTTGAAGGAGGATGCGCGGGCTGTTGCGGCGCATAAGGCTGCCCAGGAAGAGGGCATGACCCACCTGGGTAAAGAGTGGGGTGGCGCCTTTGATACCAAACGTGGGCAGGCTATTGCTGCTGCGAAAGCCCTGGAAGCACCACCGGCGCTGGTGGCGGCAATGGAGGCAAACGAGGTAAACCCCGATACATACAAGCACTACGCCTTCCTGCATGGCAAGTTCATGGCGGGTGAGGGTGATGGTTCGCTGCTGGATGCTACGGGTGCAAGCACCGAGATGCTCACTCGTGATGAGGTTGAGGAGCGGTTCAACGAGGTTACCAAGAAAATGTTCAATATGGACGGCAATGATCCCGAATTAAAACTCCTGCAGAAAAAGCGGATGAAATACTCCGAGATGCTGGCGGCGTAGTAGTCGCTTGTAAAACCTTAGCGTTATGCTAGTATCTTGATAATGACCAACCGGCGGCGGCCCCGAAAGGCATCCCTGCCGCCGGTTGGTAACATCGACAGCGGAGCCTCCGTATGGTGATTCCTCCAAAGAAGATTAAATTTACTTTTAACTTTTTTGGAGAATTAAAGTGGCTATTACAATCCCCAGTGCGTATATCGAAACCTTCGAGCGCACCGTTCGCCAACTGGCGCAACAAAAGAATTCTCGTCTGCGCAAATGCGTAACCGAGATCAACAATCAATCTGAAAAGCATAACTGGGACCGTCTGGCAGCTTCTGCCGCTCGCCTCAAGGATGCTGCTCGTAAAGTCTCGCCTGCTGGTGGCGACGGCTCGGGTGCAGTTGATTCCACCGACGGCCTGACATGGTCGCGTCGTAACACAGTCATTCAGACGTATGACACTGGTGAGATTATCGAACCGGAAAATATCGTCCAGATGCTGATCGATCCGAAATCTGCTTCTACAGAGAACTTGGTGATGAACATGCAGCGTACCGTTGATGACATCCTCATCACTGCAGCACTGGCTGATGCCAAAACTGGCGGTGGTGTAGATGCTGCGTTCCCTGCTGGTCAGGTCGTTGACGATGGTTCTGCCGGTTACACCGCTGAGATCTCACTGGACTTCATTCTGGAAGTGGACGAGAAGTTCTACGAGAACGATGTGGATCCTGACGAGCCTCGTTATTTCGTCATCGGTCCCAAGCAGCGTCGTAAGCTGTTGCAGCTGATCGAGGTGACCTCATCTGACTTCCAGGCCAAGCAAGCCCTGGCTACTGGTTATCTGCCTGACTTCCTGGGTTTCAACTGGATCGTCAGCAACCGTCTGAACGTACCTTCTGCTAATCAGCTAGATTGTCTGGCTTTCACCAAGAGGGCGTTGGGTCTTCATGTCGCTGGTGATATTCAGGCAAAGGTGGGCGAGAGAACCGATATGTCATTCGCATGGCAGGTGTACTTAATGCTCCACATGGCCGCAGTTCGTGTTGAAGATGAACATATCGTTCATTGTAAGCTGGCAGACACTGTAACCTAAGCGTCTCTTTACAGAGAACTCGGGGCGGGAGTAATCCCGCCCCATTTTAAGGAGGTTTAAATGGCTATTGTAGGTGTACGTAGTGAGGTAGTTGTCGGGTACTCTCATAGCAGAAAAACCGATCTGCTGACCTTTATGAACAACGGCACGGTGTCGGGTGAGTCGAACAAGCTCACTTCAGGCACAGCCACCAGCATATTGGGTAAGGCGCTTAATTTTGTCGGTAACAGTGCTGCTGCACGCGCTATCCCGGTAGCAACATTGACGAGGCAGAAACCAGCATGAGAAACGGCGATCTGTACAAGATGACGAGCATGGTGAAAACCGGCACACCGATGGAAGAGGTGCTTCACACCTACCGCAATCGGTACTCGGCAGACGAGATATGGTCTTTCTTCCCGAAGAAAGAGGATCCGAAGAAGGCGGTCAAGAAGAAGGCTGCCAGGAAGAAGGTTGCCGAAGCAGAGACTGAAACCGATCCACTGGGGTGATCCATGACATCAGAAGTTGATATCTCGAATATCGCGCTGGCGTACCTGGGTGCTAACCAAATCACCTCTCTTGATGATGATTCCAACGACGCTGCGTTATGTAAATTAATGTATGCCGGACTGCGGGATACGGTGCTGGCTGATCGTGAGTGGACGTTTGCTGTTGCCCGTGTGCAACTCCCCGCACTAGCGGCTGCCCCTGACTGGGGGTATACATATCAATTTCAACTTCCCCCGGATGTGCTACGTGTCCTGAACCTGTCAGATGACAAGACACAACCCGTGCCACCCTACGATCTCAAGTGGCGCCGGGAAGGTTCCGCCGTTGCGTGTAACAGCGCAACAATCTACGTCCGTTATTTGAAACGGATAGAAGATCCCAACAAGTTCTCACCTCATTTCGTACAGGCACTGGCTGCCCGTATGGCGGCTGACCTGGCATGGCCGATTACCAATTCAAGAGAAACTGTTGAACAGATGACCCAGCTATACGCACTGAAGTTGCAAGATGCGATGGCAGTTGACGGGATGCAGGGCAGTTCAGATGTGCTTCGCGCGAAACAGCTCCATAGCGCAAGGTACAGCGGTTCCTCATCTGTTGGACCGTATGTATAGCAATGGCCTGTCAATGCGCATCAGAATACGAGGCAATACGGGCTGAGATCGAGGCTCAGGGGCAAGCACAGGCTGCCCAGCTAGAACGTATTGCCGTTGCACTGGAGTTAGTCGGTGCGACCCTGGGTGATGATCTGATCACCAGTAGCGTCATCTCTAATCCGAGGGCGTTCATGACCGTCGAAAAATTTGCCAACCAGCAGAAGATCAGTATCGGCAAAGCCTTGAAAGATTTAACCGAGAGGCTTAAGGACGATGTCTAAGATCACGCCGATCCAGGAAAGTTTCTCCGGGGGTGAAGTCTCTCCGAAAATGCTTGGCCGCGTGTCTTCTGACGGTTACCAGGCTGGATTGGTGACTATGGAAAACTTCATCGCCGATGCCCATGGTCCTGCTGTTCGCAGGGAAGGTTCCCGTTACATCACCAAGGTGGCGGGTAACGACGGGCGTATCTTTTTCTTCACAATCAATGACCAGGCCGGTTACCTGTTCGTGCTGCTGAATCTCAGGCTAGTGCCGGTCACTTTCGAGGGGCTGCCTCTCGCCCAAAACTACGTCACCAACCCGAGATTCAGGGACGGGAACACGGGTTGGACGGAAGATTCAGATCGCGCAACGGTGACCTTTTCCCCTGACCTGCTGACCATGGCCAATGACGATCACGGTCTGGCGTATTCAATGGTCGGGCAAGAAGTAACCGTACCTGCCGCTGGTGACTTCACCGTCGCCATTGGTGAGCTGAGTGGCGAGTCTTATAACGTCTACGTCGGCACCGCAATTGGTGATGGCTCATACGCCACGTTCATGAACGTGACAGGGACGGAGAGTAGTCTCGTCACCCTCCCCGGTACGACCGCATGGGTCACGGTGGAGAACGCGGTACAGGATCAAGTTAATCAGTTCACGGCGATCACGCTGGTCGATGAAACGCTTCAGACTGATATCGCCACCCCGTGGCTGGAAGCTGAACTTGTGGATGTGCATGTTGCCGTCGCCCCGGGTGGCAACATCGTCTACTTTATGCACCCGAACCATCCCGTGCAGAAGATGGTGTACGTCTATGTGTCTGACTCTTTCGTATTTAGCGAGGTGGTGTTTACCGCTCCTCCGGCGGAATGGACAGGTGTCAGCCACCCGCGCACAGGTGTGTTCCATGAGGGGAGATTCTGGCTAGGTGGTACACCTAACCAGCCGCAGACCTTTTGGGGATCGAAGTCCAATGACTACGAGAATTTTACACAAGGTGCATTAGCCGACGACTCTTTACAGTTCTCGATTGCTAAACTGGGAGGTATCCGCTGGATGGCATCGACCAAGAACCTGCTGATCGGCACCAGTAATGGTGAGCACATCGTCACCTCGGTTGAGGGTGTAATCACCCCGGGCGATATCCAGATCACGCAGCAATCCGCATACGGATCGAAAGGAATTCAGCCCGCGATTGTAGGTGACCAGGTCTTCTACATTTCACCAGATGGCCGGAAAGTACGTGCCATGCAGTACGAGTGGACAGCCGACAACTGGCTGTCGAAAGACCTGACGTTCTTTTCTGAACACATTACCGAGAGCGGCATCCGTCATATCGACTGGTCGCAAAACCCGGACAACCAGTTCACATGCACGTTGACCGCTGGCACCACTGCGTCCTTGACGTATGAGCGCGGCAAAGAGATCTACGGTTGGCATCGGCATAACTTCGGTGACCATGTGCTTGATACCAGCTCCGGACCGATAGAGGGTACAGACATTGTTGCCATGCTGGTCCAGCGGGCGCCTGGAGAAATGTATATCGAGGTGGAGTCGTTCAACTTCAACAACTACCTCGACTCATGGCATTTCGGCATCGTTGACCCGGATGGGATAACGATCACTGACCTCGATCACCTTGAAGGGCGCGAAGTTGGTGTGCTGACAGATGGTGCAGTGCATCCGAATAAAACCGTAACCGCTGGCGCGATCACACTGGACTGGCCTGTTGATCCGGACACGGGTGACGTAGTTGTCGGGCTGCCGTTCACCTCGACCATGAAGACGTTACCGTTTGATGGTGGTGTCAGAACCGGGTCATCCCAACCATACAAGAAACATTACAACAAAATCTACGTGTCGCTGCTGGAGTCGGCGCTACCGGTGATCAATGGTCACCGCCAGCCTACACGGCACCCCGGCACACCGATGGATACTCGTGAACCCAACACCTCTGTCAATTCGATGATTGTGGAGCTGGGATGGGACAGGACTGCTCAAATTACAATCGAACAGGATTTACCGTTACCATGCACTGTGATATCGATATCAGGTGAGATTAATCAGGAGATGTTGCGATGAGTGGTTCAGAAGAAGGCGGTGGAATGTCTCCAGAAGAGGAGCGTGCCGAGGCCAAGGAATATTACCAGACCTGGCGCGGTTGGAAAGAAGGCTCCGATAAAAATTACGCCCAGCGCACGGGTACAGCGAAGGCGAGGATGGGCGCTGCCGGGATGAAGGCTGGCGGTGGCACATGGGATGCCGCGCTTGCTGGTATCGATGCTGACTACGCAGCTGATCAGAAGGACCTGTATGGTGGTCAGCATTACAAGACGGTTGAGGATTATCACAAGAAGCAAGTGCAGAGCAAGTTGGCCGAATACAAGCCGATGGCCGAGGCGCAGCAGTACAATCGGAAAGATGTTAAGGCTGCGGGGGATGTTGATAGTACTTACGGTGGTGGAAACATTCCTACTGGAATGCATCAGGCATACAGGAGGGAAATGGGCGGTGATTCTGGACCTGTGAAGATAGGCGAAGAGTACGCTGACAACTATTTCATGAATACCGGACAACCTATGGGCGGTGACGGCGAGGACGTATACGTGCGCGTCACTGCAGCCGAGGTTGCTGATGCTAAGGCTAACATCGAGCGCATTGAAAGCACGAGCACAGAAGATTGGGCTGCTGAAGAGTTCGGCGCAGCCCGGGCGACACCTGAAGAGAAAGATGCCCGCAAGAAAGAGGCGTCTTCCGAGAGGGCGCAACG